CCCGGCAAAGTATATAAAAAATAATCTTGTAAATTTTCAGAAACACAACTGAAACAAAACTAAATTCAAGATCCACTCAGTCGCAAACTGATTAACAAAATGAACAATATAATTTTCTTACGAAAACTTGATCCGAAAATTGGAACCCCAGCTTTTAGAGTTGGAACTTCCTATGAGAGTCAACGCTTTAGACAATTTTTAATTGATGAAGCACAAAACTTCTTTCCTGAAGATGTTTTACGAGAAGCTCAAAGATATAGACTTTCTTCCGCCGAATACGCTGACAGAGAACTAGATTTCTTTCGAACTGAACAACCTCGACATAAGATACCTCGAAATGAGAAATATCTTGAAGCTCTTAAATTTGTGAAAAATAAATGTAGACCATCAAGGATACTACATCCTATTCACTATACGGATTTACGCTACTACCCTTGGAATCTTTCAACTTCTGTTGAAGCACCCTGGACTAACAAGGATTTTACCTTTAGCCCTACTTTCCGAGATATCGATAACGAATCGATGAAGCCGAAATTAAACCAGAAACAATATCTCGACCACTTGAGATCTTTGTACTCACAAACTGGTGAAAAGAAAATCAACACCCGCGCTTATTTAAGATTTAAACAAAAATTTAAGATGGTAGATGATACTATACTTAAAACACACAATCTTTACAATGAAGTATTTGTTTACAACCGTACACTTATACATCAAATTAAGCACAAACAACAACCGTTTTGGAACAATAACCAACCTGTTCCTTACTTTTGGCACACACTTCACACTCGAGCACATGTTGTTAGAGATGATGAACCTGACAAGCTTAGAGCTGTTTTTGGAACACCTAAGTTACTTATCTTCGCTGAAGCTATGTTTATCTGGCCACTTATGGCTGACCTGTTAAATGTTAAAAATACATATTTACTATGGAATTTTGAAACAATTAAATCTGGACAAAATAAACTATTTCACGACCTCAACAATTTAGTTGAAGAAGATGAAGACATTTCAAATACTTGCAATGGAACTTTCCTAGCATTAGATTGGTCCTCATTCGATAAACGTCTTTTACACGAACTCATTGATGACGTTCACAATATATGGTATGAATACTATGATTTTACACAATATCAAACTTCTAACAAATATAAGAATACAAAAGTCAATCAAATGAAAATAGAAAACTTATGGAAATGGATGACATTTTCAATTAAGAAAACGCCAATACGCACACCATCTGGTAATCTTTACCAATGGAATTACAACGGATTTGCATCTGGATTCTTTCAAACACAATTGATGGATTCATTTGTTAATATGAT